CGTAATGGCTGGAGCGTACAATAATGGAGTTTCTGATGCTGCGTTGACCCCTGCATTAATGAAAGCAAAAGCAGAACAATTAGCCGCAACCACAGCCTCAACAACAGCTACAAATATAGCTAACTCTAATACCGCTCACTCTACTAATGCAGCGATACAACAAAAAATTAATTTTTATGGTGAAATAGCTAGTTATTTAGTTAGTGTAGGTGCCTCTGGTACGTGGGGCAATAACCCAGCCTTTAACCAAATTGCAATACCACCTACGCAGAGAACTGCAGCAGGAAACTACCTGCTTAGCGGCAGTCAATACAATGATTTTACAAGTAGTGCTGTAAACAGTAGTTATTTATTTACTACAGGAATAACAACAGGCGGCATAAATACTAAATTAAGCAGCAGTGGTAATGACGTTCAAAATATTGGAGCCATTGTTAGCCACATTAATGCGCTAATTAAGCAATTAAATTCTCAAATAGTTACTAACTCAAAAAGCTATGTAGATAAAAATGGAAAAAAAGTAGTAGGAGGTAATAGCGGAGGAACAACCCCTCCCCCGCCTTCAATAACAGCTAAACAAGCGTCTACCCCTTTTAATATAGATTTTAATTTACCTCCGCATAAATGGAGCTTGCCTGTAGACCCTAGTAACTTAGAAACTGGAGTCAATACCCCTAGAAAAGTCTCTGACGCTCTTAGAAGAGGAGTTATGTGGCAATGGCAATACTCATCAAACACTACAGCAAGTAACTCTGTGCAACTTCAACAAGACAGCACTTCTACTAAAATAGATGGGGCTTACGGGTTTCAGTTCCTTTACAATCCTCAAAACTTAGAAAACTCTGTGTCTTTAAACCAAAACATTGTTCCAAACATAACAGATAAGTATGCTGCTGTTGGCGGCCTATTTACTGGATTAGAGCAAGTAGCAGTTGATATCTATATTAATAGACAAAACGATTTTGCCTGTTTTAGAGGAGCATACGATTGGTCAAATGGAGCTGCGCCTGAGGCCTTAACTGCTCAATTTGCTAATTACTATACAGGAAATGGCTACCCATCCACACCTACAAAGCCTGTTGGCATTGGAGATAAACTGGTTGAACTAACCAAATTAGGAACAATGCACGATGTAGAGTATATCTATAGAATGGTAAACGGTAAAGGAACAACGGCTACGCCTTGGACAAACGCATTAGGAAGACAAACTGCTGATCTAGCATTTTTAACCCCTAATGCAATTGCAATGCGATTTGGGCCAAATACAGATAGCCTTTCTTATATTGGATGGTGCTCCCAGATACAGGTAAACCATACAATGTTTACAGAAGACATGATCCCTATTGAGACCACTGTAAGTTTAAACTTTAGTATTTTCTCTCTATCTAATTTGCAGGCTTAAGGAGTATAAATGGCTATTCGTATTGGGTCTAGGTACCAAAACAGTACTGTTGATTTTGTTCAAACATCTTTAAAAAATACTGATTTAAATCCAATTGTTTTTTGGAATATGAGCACTAAATCAAATATTAGCTACTTTAACCACACATATACTTATGGAGAGAGGCTTGATGAAATTGCATTTGATTACTATCAAGACCCAAGTTATTGGTGGATGATTCTTGAGTACAACCCTCAAATTAAAGACATAAACAATATTCCTGTGGGAACAGTATTAAGGATCCCTCGTGTCTAATTTAATTAAAGTAACTTTTCCTAATGTAACTGACCAACCTCAAGAAATATATGAGTTTAAGCTTGAGCAAAACAGATACCAACATGAAATTGCCTCTGTTAAATTTCGAGATTGGAATGTTAAGTACAGCAATATAATTCCAGGATCCCCTGTCCAAATTGATTTAAAATCAAACCTTAATGACTCACGTACATTTTATGGGTATGTTCATCATATAAACGTTGACCGATCTAGTGGAGCATTTATAACAGAGGTTGTGGCAATCAGCCCATCTATGTCTATGAAAAACCAAAAACAAAAAGTTTATAAAAATTTATCCGCGGACTCGGTTATTAAAAAAATTGCTAAAGACCATAATTTTGGATGCTATGCCGTACCTCACCCTAGGATATACCCTCATATATCTCAAGCTGGTCACAGCGATTGGGAGTTAATGGTAAGGCTTGCTAAACAATCTGGCTACACACTTCGCACTCAAAACACAGAACTGTACTTTCAACCTATTATGGACGACTATACCTCGTTCAGAGCTTCCGCGCCTTCTTTCATTCTAAGAGAGCCTAATGACCCAAAAGGATCAACAATTTACTCTTTTACCCCTATGACTGGAGAAAACCTACCTCTCGGGGATGAGTCAAAGGACTCTGTAACTATTTCAGGGTTAGATAACCCGTCAACTACTGAAATGTCTCAGACTAAGCAAAAAAGAAATCTTAAAACAAGAGCTATAACTTCTGACGAGTTTTTTGACAGGCATGACACACACGTAGTTGCTCCAGATATTGCTACAGCTAAATATGAGGCTGAAGCTGCAGACGCTAGAGCGGCGTTCCCTTATAGGGCAGTTGTAGAGGTTATGGGAAGTTGCCAGCTTAGACCTGATCTACCTGTATACCTAGATGGCTTGGATGATTACTACTCTGGATTTTGGACCATTCTATCAACTGAGCACAAAATTGTAGAAAAAGTTAGAAATGCGTACATTTATACTACAACTATGACTGTGGGTTCGGACTCTTTGGGTGCCGCTGTTACTTGGACGGATAACCAACTTATACTAAAACCATCTGCCACTCCTACTAGAAACTTAACAGCTGGGGGTAAACAATCGGTAACCGTACCCAAAACTGTCCTTCAAACTACAAGCCCTAACTCTGGGCCCCAAACCACAGGTAAGTATAGTGACATAACCACTAGACCAAAAAGCTCAGCTTTATCTGGTTCAAAATGGGTGACACAAACGCCAAATTTGAGTCCTGAAGCTCCTGGAAGTTCTAGTACAATACCTACTACCTCAACAGCACAGAGTGGGATACCTACAATACTATGACATACGATAAGCGCTTTTATGGCATTTATGAGGGGATTTGTACCCAAAACTACGATATTTTATTGGGGTTTGACTCAAAGTACAAAATTAAAGTTAAAGTGCCTCAGGTACTAGGGAATGAAGAGACAGATTGGATCTTGCCGTGCCTGCCTGTTACAGATGACTCTAATCACCCAGACCATCAAGCTCATAGTATTAACTACATTGCTGGACAATTTTACGGACATGACGACCACGTATACTCTGGAACCACAGGTTCTGGCGGTACGGACGGGCACACTCACTCTTTTAGTTTTGATTTAAGTCACAATAACAACCACTCTGCTGATGGAAATTTGTACCATCCGCATGTAACTACAGCCGATACAACTTTAAAATGGAACGACAAAGTAGAAAAAGAAGTTGAACATGAGTTAGAGTACTTAGATGGGTACTCAACCCCGCCCGAGCACACACTTCATAGAACTGTACCCAGTGTTGGTCAAAAAGTATGGATAATGTTTGTTGCTGGAGACCCTAATTACCCTATATGGATGGGAGTAGGTTTATGAATGAGATAGCAATATCTTTACCTTTTTCATTTGACTTAAATGGGTCTGTAGCGTTTACCTCTGATATTAAAAAAATATGGCAAGACAGAGTTGTGTTAGTAGTAATGACCTTAATTGGTGAGCGGGTAATGAGGCCTAACTTTGGTACTAATGCGCGTCGTGCAACTTTTGAGAATGACCCTCAAGCTATAACCCTAATTCAACACGAAGTTCAAGCTGGATTTTCTAAATGGCTTCCTGAATTGTCTTTAAAAAGCGTTGATGTATCAATAGACACGGTAGAAAGTATATTAAATGTCACTGTTAGCTATTCGTACGGCCCTTACGACTTAGACACAGTAACTATCCAGTCAGCCACCTTACAACAATCAGGAAATATAGTATCGGAGATCCCAAATGTCAAGTAATAATTACATAATTCCGTCTATTGATTACACGTCAAGAGACTATTCGTCGTTAACCTCTGATATGACAAATCTTATTCCTAACTTTTCCCCTAATTGGACAAATAGGAACCCTGCTGACTTTGGCATGACCCTAATTGAGCTATTTGCGTATATGGGGGACATATTAAACTATTATATTGATAGAACTGCTAATGAGGCTTTAATTACAACAGCTACTCAACGTCAAAGTGTTTTAGACTTTGCAAATATTTTAGGCTACACTCCTAGCCCTTCAACCGCTTCTACAGTTTTTCTTACATTTTTAAATAATAGCATTTACCCAGTAACCATCCCCGCCCTAACTCAAGTAGCCACATCTCAATCAAGCACTCTTTTTGGATCGGGCAGTTCTTCTCAAATTATATTTGAAGTTGATCCTAACTCTGAGACTTCTGATGGGTCGTACACACTTCCCGCAGCTAGTGGAGGATCTCCTGGATCTTACTTACTAACTGCGACTCAGGGCTATACGGTATCCCCATCAAGCGGCCTTGGTGTTTCTACTGGAGCGGTTAATCAGACGTATCAGTTACCTGATACAAATGTTATTGCAAATAGTATTAAAATTACAATTAGCGGCACCTCATATCAACAAGTTAATTATTTATCTGACTACTCTGGGTATGATCCTGTATTTTCTGCAAAAATTGATGAAAACAATATAACTACAATAACTTTTGGAGATGGAATTAGCGGTCGCATTCCACCTACAGGTGCAACAATTTTTGTTACATATAGAGTTGGAGCGGGAGCTGCAGGAAATGTCCAATCTGGCGCAATACAATACATAGTATCTTGGCCTGGATCTTCCTCTGTACCTTCTGGCGTATCTGTTTTAAACCTTTCTTACGGAGACGTATCTGCGGCGGCAACAGGAGGCGCCGATGTAGAAAGCACAGATTCTATAAGAGTTAACGCCCCATTAAGTGTTAGAACTTTAAATAGAGCTGTATCTGTAGATGACTACGGATATTTAGCTTCTCAAATTGTAGGTGTAAGCAGCGCAATTGGATATGCAAACACTTACAACGCAGTTACTGTGTATGTTTTGCCTGAAGGCGATCCTGGGGTGGCAAGTGATAACTCTACCCCTACTAATGCTTTTTATGGTATAGCTGGACTTTTATCAACATATTTTGAAAACAAAGTGCCTGGAAGTACTAGCGTGGTTTTTCAACCACCATATTGGGTTGGCATAAATTTAGTAATAAATCTTACCGTTTTGCCTACCTACACCCAAGCATCCGTTGTAGCTAACGTTACTCAAGCAATTAACAATTTGCTAGATCCTAGCATTGTGTTTTTTGGTCAAACAGTCTCAGTAGGAACAATGTACAACGTTATAAACTCCGTTGATGGAGTGGCGTACTCTCAAATTGTAAAAATGGTTAGAGCGGATCAAGATCAATCTTTTAATATAACTACCGCGGCTTTAACCTCTAATGTTGTCACACTTACAACCTCAAGCCCTCACAATATTGTGGTAGGTCAAACAATTGAAGTTTTAAACTTACCCGATCCTTATAATGGAACATTTGTTGTAACAGCGGTTGGAACAAGCACAGTATCATACGTGCTTGTTAATCCAAATATAGCTAGCGCTTCTGTGTCTGGATACATAACAGTACTAGCTACTAATGACATTGTTTGCTTCCCCAATGAAATTCCAATGATTCAATATTCATCTTCCTTTGCACTTGGCGCACTAACTATAAGTCCATCTGGGGGTATTTAATAAATGTCTCGTTACGGTATTGATTACTACGGCCTTTCCTATTATGGTTCAGATAATGCCACTAATTACAGCGTTGCCCCTTTTACTGCAACACCAACAAACTATGGAACTATAACCTTAAATTGGTCGGACCCTAATGGAGGGTGGACTCAACTAATCCTTGTGAGAAACTCATATGGGTTTCCAATTGACCCTTGGGACGGAAATCAGTTGTTAAATATTTACAACAACGGATCTGATCCTGGTGTCTATTTTGATTCAAACCTTGTTGAAGGGCGTTTTTACTACTACTCTATTTTTCTTTTTAATACCGATCAGTACAATTGGGTTAATGCTGGAAACGTTGTAGCTTTATCAGTTAAAAACTTTAACGCTACAGACAATATGTACAATTACCTTCCAGAAATTTATAAAATATCCCAACCATACCCAGCTTCAACAGATTGGGATAATCAAACTCTTTATGGATTTTTAGCTAACTTTGGATTTCAACTTGATTATACTCAGTCTTTTATTGAGTCTTTATCTAACAGATATAATACTGAAATAACTAGTGGAACTTTAATCCCAACAATGATGAACCAGTTTGGCTGCACGTATGAGTCAGCAATTGGTCTAAAACAAAATAGAATTTTATTAAGAGATTCAATTCGTTTAAACCAAATGCGTGGAAGTAAAGAAGGATTAGTTAGCTACCTTAAAGACTTTTCAGGATGGTCAGTTCCTGGAAGCTCTAGCGCTCCAAATCAAAATGTCCAAGGAGTGGTTAGCGGACATAATCTTATGCTTGATTATAATGATTCGTCTTTTGAAGAAGGCCTTGGTCATTGGCATATTTCAAACACATCAACAAATCTTGCTCAAATTAGCACCCTTTCTATCTATGCTGTGTCTTTAACATCTAATGTTGGAAGTGTGTACGTAAACCCTAACGTTCAATACCAAGTTGGTGACCAAATACTTATAAGCGGTTTGGCCTACCCTTTATTTAACCACAGTACGCCATTAACCATAACTGCGGTAGGAAACGTATCTGGGTCCACACACAACGACTACACAGGTAAAGACACTTACTATGATTATACAAAGATCAGCTTTGCTTTAACAGGAACTGACCTACCTATGTCCTCTTCGTATAACCCAATAACAAGCTCATATAGTGGCGTATTAACGCCTGTTCCTGCGCCTTGGTCAGAGCCTACAGCCCCATCAATGTTTCCTAATAAAACTAATGGGCTTGCAGTTTTAAGCAACACTAATACTACAGCTCAAACAATTGGAATTTCTTGTGGAGACTTTTCAGCAGGTTACGCCAACCCCTATCGAGTAGACATAGGTTACGGAATTCCTGTATTTGCAGGAACCTACTATACGTTTAGTGTTTACGCCTCTAAAGGAGCAACAACCGCAAGAAACGTAACCGCTAGCATTAAATGGTTTGACAGATTTGGAAACTTAATAAGCACATCAAATGGAACTGCTGTATCAGATAATACAACAACTTTTTCAAACTCAGTACGCCCATACGTAACAGATGCTGCCCCTTCTAATGCAGCGTACGCTTACCCAGCAATATCAGTAGCTTCTGTAGGCGCAGCAAGCACAAATGAAAGACATTATTTTGACTGCGCTCAATTTGAAATTACGTCTTCTGGCGCGACACCCACAGCTTTTGATGAGGCTCGTCAATTACACATAACTCTTAAAGCAAATAGAATTAACGAATTAACAAATCCTAATTTTACATTAGGTGCTAGTCCTTGGACAGCGGTAGGTACCGGGTCTGTG